AGTTGTCGAAGCCGGTGCTGCTCCAGCAGCTCCAGGTAGAGCACTTCCCATCCCTGTAAGATCACCACCTCCAGCTAAAGGAGCACCAGCAGGTCCACCAAAGGATCCAGGTACAGAACCATAGGTAAGGGGAGCAGTTCCAGAAGTGGCTGCTCCAGCCCCAAAAAGAGGGTTAGAACCACCAAAAAGAGAAGTAGCTCCTCCAGTACCACCTAAAGCACTTGCGCCTGCAAGGCCCCCAGCGGCCGCTAAACCGGCCATAGATCCACCCTGAATAAGATGATCTAGAAAACTACCAGCATCTGAAGCCTGCGGTTGGACAGTACTTCCAAGGGTATATTGGCCTTGTGGATTCATGGAATAGTTTCCATACCCCTGAGTAAGACTCGGATCCCCTACATTCTGGCTAATACTAAAGGGTTGTCCGGGAGTATAACTGGAAAGAAAACCACCTCCCGGAGTATTCCAACTTGGAGGTCCAAGAAGACCTCCAGCAGCCGTCCCTTGATTCTGGGTGATAGACGAGGGATTAATAGTTTGTGGTAAATTAAGCGGCAAGTTAATTCCTTAGATAAGTTCCAGAGATATATAACAAACTAGTCACATTAGAAAAGAAAGCATTGTTTACTTGAATCTGTCCTACAGTATTTGTAGAATTTGTATTAGTTAAGATACCACTAATATAGGTATTGTCTGTTCTAGTGATAGGTAAATATTGTGGGATGGCCGTTGTAGTTGCTACAAGTACTGGAGTTGGTAAAGTTATAAATCCATTACTAGCTGTTGTTGTAAAATTACCACTAGTTGTAGTAACATAGATTCTAACATTGCACCAAGGTCCATAAAGAGTATAATGACCTGTTGCAGTAACTCCAGTACCTGTAATATTAGTTAAAAGTGGAGTATAAGTACCACTCTTGGTATTATCGGTTAGTAACTTCCAATTAAGATTATTAGGATCTGTGGGATCAAATTCAGACTGGAAGTTCCAGATTCTAAACATTACTTAGTACCCATATTGAAGGAAATCTCAGTTCCTTTATATACAACATTGGAGGTACCTGTAAAATCATATCGTAAAGCTATTGTTCGAAATGGTCCTGGATTATGCCACCTAATGGCATACTTAGGTCCGTTTGTAGATTGTGTTTGGGTTGAGGCTTGTTGCCAACTTGAGGTCTGATAGGTTGGGTCATTAGTCCAAGAAAGAGTAACCGAATTATTTCCAAAGTCACCTATGCAATCAATGTAATCAACATGCTTCTCATTATTTTCATCAAAGTCCATAACATCTGTAATATATGTTCCTGTGACTGAAGAAGAAGAAGCACGATTCTTACTGATAAAAGTAGCACTTACAGTAGTATTAGTCGGGTATGTAAAATAAAAAGAAGCTGGATTATTAGCATACGCTCCAGAAAGAGCAATAACAGTACCACCGATTTGTGGTAAAGTATGGAAAATTAGGGGAAAAGTATAATACCCAAGAACAGACGCTCGAAAGTGATCGGCTCCTTGTGTAACTGAATTAATCGTCGGCCATTCCCACCACATCCCATCGGTAGGAGCCATGATACCATAGGGTCTTTTGGGAATTTCAAATACAAACTGAACCGGATTAGTCTCAGTAATACTTTCAAATTGAAATAATAAAACAGCATGACCAAAAACATCTACTACATTAATGGTTACAGAAGGATCAGCTTGGCCAGTATAATCATCAATATTATTAAGAATTGCATCAATACCAGGAGGAGACACTTTTCGAAGGTTAAAGTTGGCTACCTCATAAAGTCCCCAACCCTGGATATCAGTAAATCCTAGGAAGTACATAATATCTCCGTACATAACTACGTTAGAGATACGAGTACATCCATGCCTAATAAGATATTGTTCTTGTCTTGTTAAAGGTGATCCTAAAGATACTCCACCATCATAAAAGAACTCAATAGAAAACTCACCAATTACGGCCAAGTGATTTCTATACTTTACCATTCCGAAATACTTATCTGCTACAATCTGAGGAGCTGCAAAACTACCGGTTGTATATGTAGCAGCACCATTAATAGGATCAGTATTAAAAATTAACCCTTGAATAACATCGAGAATGAAAACCCGATTATTCATATAAATAGGGGGAATTGCTATTGGAGTACCTAATGTTAATGGAGTAGTATATGAATTTACTACCTGAGTCCAGGCATTGGTATCTACTAAATTAAAATTAACTCCAGTTCCACCACCAGTAACAGATACGTAAAAGTACTTAGGATTATTAGTAGTTGCAGCCTGGTCATAAACTTTACAGATAGGACTTACAGCACCGTCTGTACCCAAAAGAAGCTGAGCTTTTAATTGATTAGTAATCCACCCCATATAAACATTAGAACTAGAGAGATCACCTTTGGCAGTAAAGATCTGGTCCTGATCAAAGTACTGAACTATTCTACCCATCTGTGTCCAAGTAGTAGCTACGCCAGTTCCATCCACATTATATGTAGTAGGGCTAGGATCTAGTCCAGGAGCTTTATTCAATACCCTAATAGGATCACTACCAAACTGAGGAATTTCCACAGGAAAACAATTCACGTATTTACACCCCTGAACAAAGTTATTTGTAAAGGAGTGTGGACTAGAAGTAATCGTAGTGCTCCCTTGAAGGGGCACCCTCAACTTATTCCTATTGTCGTTCTGTGCTATCTTCTTAGCGGCCAAATCAATACCACCAGTGAGCAGGATGGAGGAATAAAGAACCTTCTTCTGTTCCAAAAGAAAGGGCTAGTTCTTTAGCAGCCATGGCTTCTTTTCCTAACATTTCTCGTTCTTGAATAGGAACACCATAGGTTGGAGCAAGTCTCATAGCTAATAGGTAAATAATAGCTTCGTGCCATTCCACAGGAAAGTCAGGTTCATCTGTAGAGTTATTGAAGTCTTGGAATGGTTGGTGATACCTAATAATTAACTGACCATTAACCCCCCAATAAAACGCATCTGGAAGTGGCCATAGATAGATAGTTCCAGTAGTTCTTAACGGCTGATAAAAGATATGGATCGGAGCACCATTGGTATTCTTGTATGAAAGACGTTCATAATCTTCATAAGTATAGATATTCATAGGAACATCAACAGTAGGTGTTACAGAAATATCTCTACGAAGTCCTTGGATGATCTTCAAAGGTTTATCCAACTGAGTAATAGTCATCCCTGGACCGATGGTAACCCCAACTCCAGCTGCTAAACCTACCCATTTGTTCATAGAGATAGATTCAGTAACAATCTTCCATAAGGGCATTCCATCAGCATGAAGGGCCTTTACAAGGGGATTAAGGGCATTAATCCCTACAGTAAGTCTTGGATCAGTTGTACCAGTAAGTACTTCGTAATCACCCAATCTTCCAATCTTACGGAAAGCTTCAGTGACCACGAAATCTCGATTACTAGTCCAACTATAAGTACCGGAAGTTGACATTATTCCTGACTCAATTCATTTTTTTCTAAACTCATTAAAATCATTTTTTCTTGTCTATACATGGGCTCTAGTTTTTCTAGTTTCATGGTAGAGTTTTCAATACTTAATTGTAAATAAGCCCGTTGTAGATCTAACAATTGTACTTTAAGTTGTTGAGTTTCTTTATCCATTATGCCCCGAACAATCCATAAGCTTTCATTACAGCAATGATTTGAGCAACTGCCTTATTGGTGTTACTACTTGCACCACCAGCATCAGTTATATTATAGCTAGGAATAACTGCTCCGCCAATAGGGGTTCCCCATCCAGTAGATTGTGGTGCTGTAGCCGCAGCAAAAAACCCAATCCCAGTATTATTAACTATGAATTTATAACCAATACTATCTCGAATAGCTACATAACCACCGGCATCTTGGCTTAGGATTTCAATACCACCGGTACCCCTATGATTTAGACCTGTGTTTCCATTAGGTCCAGCTTGTCTAATTAGTTGTGTACCATATGCTGTATAGGTTGTATCACCAATAAGATCAAGATAAGAGATTCCACTTCCCGTACGAGTAGGACCAACTGAAATACCAACCGGCCCAGTAGAAATATCCCCACCACCACCAACAGTGAAAACTGGTTGATCTACTCCATTAAAGGTGGTCAACTGATTACGCATGATGAGATTACCAGTACCAGCAGTTTGATGTAGAACATTATAACTTTGGGTATTTGCAGTGGTTAAGAAGGGACCACCCTCGGCTGCGGGATCATTAAAGAAGTACCGAATATTATTTAACTTCGTAAAGTTCATCTGAATACCAACTCGGCCACTAAATCCAGCAAATGTATCTACAGCTAGATGATCAAAGTTGTTTGAGTAAACACCAACATTAGAAGTTGGACTACCTGAGTTAAAGGTAACCCCCACTCCATTATTGGCAATATTAAGTCCAATTCTGGTAATACCAGCAAAGAAATTGGAATCACACCACTGTACAAAATTAATACCCATCACAGCGGCATTCTGAACTTCAAAATTCACCCACATATTTAATGTGGCAGGAATTGCACTTCCAGAAAATAATCCAGTTAAACGTAGACCCGTCCCACAACTACCTTGTACATACAGATTCTCTATATAGTTATAGGCAACATTTCGATTACCAGCAGCATTAACTGCACCAGAGGTATTTGTTAATAAATCGTGAATAATATTAGTTAAACTATTTGATACAACTGTAACATTACTAATAGTACAATGAAAGGCTGAATACCATTCAATACATTTAGTTGCAGTAGCTCCACAATTAAGAGTAATTCCTTCAATACCCGCATTTATTAAAACACCGGTAGTTGGAGAGGTTAGTTGCGAAGTTGCACCACCAGTCCAGGTTAAAGTAGCACCATATCCCATTAGTCGTACATTATTTGCTTGTACAAGTTGAGTGGAATGATTATAGTTACCAGCAGAGAAAACTAAGGTACCACCACCAACTGCGGAAAGAGATGAGATAGCGGTATTAATTGCAGGACCATTATCAGTTACACTTGTTGCTGCACCAAATCTTTGTACATTCCAAAACTGATTATTTAGATCACTAGCAACTGTGGTAGATATTGCTCCAGTACCTGGAGGAAGATATGGTTGAGTTGTAGTATTACTTAAATAAGTATTAAAACCTCCAGCACCAGAATTAAGACTAGAGTTATAAACAAAGGTATAAATTTGGCCAGCAACTAAAAGTCCTGCTGGAAGTAAAACACCATATTCATCATAAATATTTTTAGCACCAAGAGCATTAACTTGTAGAGTAGATGTACTTGTAGTTGTATTAGCTACCTTAGTACTAAAATTCATCCCATCAATATAAAGAGTTGGTGGAGATGCTAATGTAATCTGGAGAGCATTTAAACTACCAGTATCCACTGCATAGTTAAATCCGGCATTAATTAAACCCGCAATGGTGGTAAAATTACCATCCATCTCCGCAAATGTAAGGGGAGCACCTTTAGCTAATCTAGTAACAATAGACATTAGAAATAATCTCCGGTTACATAAGCTTCTGGAGATGGATAAACATCTTTAGAAGTGTCATAGAAATAATAAGAACCAGTTCCAATATATGCGGTGTCAGTTCCAGATAGTCCATCAGTGAAGGCCACATACACATCTTTATAGTTAGGGGCTGAGGATGCTTCTGGTAGGACCGGTCTGGACCATGGTAGTTCATTCGAGGTCTCTTTTCGAGCACGGATGAAGTCACTGGGATGGCGCATCTCCCAGTCATTTTTACACACATAGAGGCCATCCCAACGTCTCTTGGCATCTGTGGAAACCATCTTCTTTCCACATACGTCACAGTAGAATAACCACCGGCCTCGATACCAACTACCTTCCGGATTTGCCATTTAGTTTCTCTTTAACCCATTCATAGAATCTAACCATATACCAAAGCACAGCCATGGTAGCTGCGATCTTGGGCATAAGATCAAACCAAGGAGCTACTGCTACAAAGACAGCAGTTAAATCTAGTGCGTGCTTAATAGTATTCCAAGTGTTGTTCATCGAACACGTCGAGCACGAATAGTACCACCAGCTGTAAGAGATGCTACAGTAAAGGTTGCATTTGCAACAAGGAACACTGTTGTGGTAGAAGCAAGGGATCTTCGAGTCGGCATAAATGGAAGTGCAAGTATGTTTGCTCCAGGAACGAAAGCATCACTAGAAAATTGGGAAAAAGCATCTAATCCTGGTAAAGCACCTGTGTTAACACTATTACCTTGAGCTAAGGTTGTAATACTAGTAGAAGCAGCCGGGGTATAGTTAACTTGACCTGAAATATCCCAGTCACCCGGCGTTAAGGAAATACTTGTAACATTAGCCGTTACAGTTGTGGTAAGAGCAACTGTATTTGCTGCTACTGTAGACACTATGTATTCACCCACATCTCCAGCAGCAGCATTATCATTTGTAGGTGTTCCCGGATTTTGACCTGGAATATTAACTGTACCTTTTAACATTATGTACCTTCACCAATGGTATAGAAGAATAAAGCATTGGCTACAGAAGCAATCACAGCAATAGAATCAATCCTGGAACCCATAGTATATACTAGAACAGTTCCTGCTGGGATAGGCAGACTTCCTGGAGTACCTACAGCAGGAATAGTGGCTGTGGGAGGTTCTGCGGGGTTTAAAGGGCCACCAGAACGTGATGTGGTCTTTCCAAGCTGTACATAAACAGTTGAAGAACCTAAATTCTTAAATTCAATCATCTGAACACCACCACCAATTTGAGGTTGTAGGTATTCAGGAGTAGGACCTTGTGTAGAAGTACCTGGATAATTCAATTGGCTCGCTACGCTCGAAGTCGTCACAGACAGCAAAACAGTAGGCGCCAGGACCCTAAACGGGCGTACCTGTAAACCGGAACTCATCGGTTTTCTCCAAATAAAGAAGGGCGGCATCTTTCAAGATGAACCGCCCCTCGGCTTGTTAAACTACAATATTATACGTATTCGAAATACACTACCCAAGGACCACCAACAGTGGCTACACCTCCGGTATCAGCATACGTAACTACAATACCCTGGTCACCACCTTGGAAAGGTGGACCCCAGTCTAGATCCGTAGTGATCGGATTAGTGTTTGGGAACCCAACGTGGAAATACCCTGGTTGATAGGCACCAGTTGAATTTGGTGCATAACCAAATCTAGTTACAGGATTAGGAAATACCTGTCCTTTACCAGTAGCTGCTGTCTTGACATCAAACCCATAAAGATAATAAGATAAACAAACTAGTTCACCCTGGGTTGATGTTGCAGTAGTTGACGAAATAGTATATGTAATAGTCGTAGCACTAGGTACAGAAGCTACTGCTGTTGCTACAGTAGTGTCAAAGTTGGGTTGTCCAGATCCTTTAACAAAGATAAAATCTGAAGTAGTCAACTGATGAGGTAGAGCAAAAGTTACTGTTGCTGAAGTACCAGCAGCACTAATACTAACATAGGGCATGATTGTCCCAATATTAATAGTAGCTGTGGTAACAGCATTAGAAGCTGCCTGTGACCATAAAGTTAGTGAAATAGGAGTAGCTGCCGCAGGTAGTACTGCCCTTAGATAATTCCATTCACAATTTGGCATAGTTGTGATAGGAATAACCGGAAGGTATGCCAAGGTTGCAATCGTATCCGTACGATAAATCGGGAAGGACTTAACCTTAACAGTTCGGCAATTACTCGATGGGGTTGGTTTTAGATCTGGATACTGGATCATAGTTTCTCCATGAAAGGGGCATTAAGCCCCTATTCATTATGCGCCGGGTGAACCAAAGATGGCGCGGGGATCTCCAACAGTGAATGAATAACGCTGAGTTGCTTTAAACTTAGCATTTTCAGTATCAAAGTCGTTCTCAGTGCCAAACTCAGCTGCTCTACGATTGAAGTAAAGCATACCATCTGGAACATTAGTCCGAATATACCATGCATCTAGATCAGTCAAAAAGTGGTTAATGACCAGACCTTTGCGGAACTTGCCTAGTTCCTTAAGAGCATTTAGATCATTAAAGTCAGTTCCGACACGTCCAGCAGACTTTAGAATACGAACAGCTTCAAACTCCAGAGCCCAAGGAATAATAAGGGACTCAGGAATTGCAGCAATGATCAGACCACGATCATTCGTAAATAGAGCAATCTGGTTGCAAGCTTGTTCAAGGCTAGCTTCAGAAAGGTCTGAGTTTACTGAAAGTTGGTTTGACCATGTTCCACCAGCCACATTTGGGTGGGCTGCTGAAATAGCTTGCTGTCCATCACCGTAAGCATAGGTTGAGTTGAATGCACGGTTGTATACGTTTGCGCCGTTGACTTCTTGGGTTTGGCGCATTGAGAAGGCAAGACCTTTTGACTTACGTTCTCCAACTACGTCATACTGGTCATCTTCATACATTTCACGAGTGATAATGAATCCAAGACCAAATACAACGTGTGTAGCACGGGTCAAGTAACCCTGACGCTCTGTATCGTAAGCAATTGATCCACCTTCATTCTTAACCTGTGCTAGGCCAAAGGAAGTGATACCAATGATTTCTTCAAAGTTCTTGTGTGAACTTCTTTCTTCAAACAAATGGATAAATTCAACTGGATATTCGTTATACTCTTTTCCATACCAGGCTTCTACACCGGGCCAAAGAGCCTTAGCAAACGAGCCAGTAGTGATCGGCATTGCCATAATAAGCTCCTATTA